CTGAAGATTCAATGGAAAAAATTATGTACCGCTCAGGTCAACGTAGTGTTGTCGAGTGGGTGATCAAATACATGGAGGATAACAATGGCTAAAAAAAATACACAACGCGCTGCTAAAAAAATTCAAAGAAGAATTGATAAGGGAAAGGCAGTAAATAAAAAACAAATTAATCGAATTGCAAAGGCAACTGGAGTTAATAGGAAAAAAGTTTCTAATATTAATACAAGAAAACAATCGCAGAATCCAACTATCCCAAAAAATCTAACAAAACCAGTTCAAGTTAGAGGCGATGGTTCTGGTGCAAGACAGAAAGCAAAAAATGCTGCTAATAGTTTTGATCCATCTTTCCAATTATCTTTTGATGGTAAACCATACGATTACAGAAATCCAGCTAACTTAAATTCTGGCGGCCGTCCAGGTATGGGTGATTTTGAAATTAATGCTAACGCAATTGATTACCTAAATCCTTTGTATCAATTTAGCCCTGGTCAGTTAAACACTGCTGCCCAGAGCATAGGCATGAAAAATGTTAACAACCCAAAAGATGCAAAAAAACTTTATCAAGAGCTAGTTAATCCAACTCGTGGTGGTGCCCAAGGTGGTACCCAAGGTCTAGGTGGTGGTAAGGGTAAGCAAAATCTTGCTGAAGGAGGTAGATTAGGTAGAATTTTGCTTCCTTTGATTGAGGATGGCAGACTATCTAAAAAGGAAATTCGTGCTGTTAAAGATGCTGGTTTTAGCAGCGGACGGATTAAACGTAGAGCTAATGCGATGGCTGATAAACAAGGACTAGCTAGTCTTTTTATTGGCGGCGGCGGCGACGCATACAAAAGCTTTCTAGACACTGGTGTAGATCCTCGGACAAGTGGAAACGCACAGTATTCGTACTATAGGAATGCCAACCAAGGTGGCGGCGGTACTGGAAGTACTGGCGGTACTGGAAGTACTGGAAGTACTGGCGGTACTGGAGTAGTAGAACCTGAACAAATGACTGATGATTTACTGACTAGATTGTTTTCAATTCTAGGTGCTCAACAACAGAACAATGCACTTGGAACTTTGCAAGCAGGTTTTGGTGGTGACTTTGTAGGACCCAGGCCAATAGGAGGTACATCACAATTTAAATCTCAAGGAACCCAATACAATAGTATTAATCAATAGGACAATTAGATGACAGCTAAATCTCGCTATGACAGATTGTCTTCAAATCGTTCCCAGTTTTTAACTTCTGCTAGACAAGCAGCAGATCTAACTATCCCATATCTTATTAGGGAGGATGAGCAAAGCTCAAAATCTTCTTTGCGCTTTCCTACACCCTGGCAATCTACAGGAGCTAAAGGTGTGGTAACATTAGCAAGTAAACTAATGCTTGCTTTATTGCCACCACAAACTAGCTTCTTTAAATTGCAGGTTAACGATATTAACCTTCCTGAAGAACTTGGACCTCAGATTAGATCAGAACTAGACTTGTCGTTTGCCAAAATTGAACGCACTATTATGGAATCTATTGCAGAATCCAGTGATCGTGTTATTGTTCATCAGGCGTTAAAGCATCTTGTAGTAGCTGGTAATGCTCTGATTTATATGGGTAAAGATGGTCTCAAACTTTATCCACTTAACCGCTATGCGGTAGACAGAGATGGTAACGGTAATGTTATTGAAATTGTAACAAAGGAAACAATCTCGAAAAAAATAGTAAAAAAATTATACCCAGATTTTGAGAAAGAAAATAAAGAAAGTGTATCTGATGATTCAACATTAGGAAATGATGAATGTGTTATTTACACACACGTTAAACGGGACAACAATCGATGGTTGTGGCATCAAGAATTGTACGATAAAATTTTACCTAAATCTATGGGTAAAGCACCACTTGATGCTAATCCTTGGTTAGTTTTGAGGTTTAACCATGTCGATGGTGAGGTTTATGGTAGAGGTAGGGTTGAAGAATTTATCGGAGATCTGAAATCACTTGAAGCACTGTCACAAGCCATCGTTGAAGGGTCCGCTGCTGCTGCTAAGGTAGTGTTTACTGTCAGTCCAAGCAGTACCACCAAACCTCAAACCCTCGCCAATGCAGGGAATGGTGCTATTATCCAGGGACGTCCTGATGATATTGGTGTAGTGCAGGTTGGAAAGACAGCTGATTTTCAGACTGCTTATCAAATGATTGGGTCGTTGACTCAACGTTTAAGCGAAGCATTCTTGATTCTCAATGTAAGAGACAGTGAACGCACCACTGCAGAAGAGGTGCGTATGACTCAACTCGAACTTGAACAGCAATTGGGAGGATTGTTCTCTCTTTTGACCGTTGAATTCCTTGTTCCTTATCTCAATCGTAAACTAAACATTGCACAAAAAACTGGTGAGATACCACGTTTACCTAAAGGAGACATAGTACGTCCTACTATCGTAGCAGGTATTAGTGCACTTGGTCGTGGTCAAGACCGTGAAAGTCTTGCTCAATTCCTTACTGTTTTGTCACAAACTATGGGTCCAGAAGCTATTAATCAGTTTGTTAATCCTGAAGAAGTTGTTAAACGATTAGCTGCTGCATCAGGTATTGAAGTTCTTAACCTAGTTAAAAGTATGGAAGAGAAACAAGCTGAGCAAGAGCAAGCTATGGCTGAACAACAGCAGATGATGGAAATGCAGCAAGCACCTCAAATGGCAGCAGTTCAACAGAAACGTGATCAAACTGCTGGTCAAATGATGATGGAAATGCAACAACAACAACCACCTATTCCCCCACAACAATAAATGGCTGATACATTTACAATGAATGAAACACCTGCTCAACCTGAAATGTTAAATTCAGATGAGCAAGACTCCCTGTCGGTTGCTGAGTCTCTTGAGGGTGGAGAGCAACCACTTCTTGCTGGTAAATATAAAAATCCAGCAGAACTAGAACAAGCTTATGTTGAGCTTCAGAAAAAACTCGGTGAACCTCGTGAGGATTCTGGTGAAGAAGATCTAGGTGAAGAGGGAGAAGAGGTTGATACACAAGAAGAGTACCAACCTGAAGAAGATAGTTCAGACCGTATTGATCTTGAACAGGCTGAAGCTTTGATGGAAATGGTAGGAGGCGAACAAGCATATCAAAACATGCTTTCTTGGGCTTCCGATAATTTTAGTCAAGATGAAGTTCAGATGTATGATGGTGTTATGGCTAGTGGTGATCCACGAGCTATTTTCTTTGCTGTACAAGCCCTGCAATCTAGGTTTTCAGAGAGTCTAGGTTCAGATGGTGAACTATTAACCGGTCGTGATTCTGGTAGTGATGATGATTCTTTCCAAAGTCAGGCTGAATTGGTAGCTGCTATGAATGATCCTAGGTATGATCGTGATCCAGCCTACCGAAAAGACATGATGCGCCGTCTTGAAAATTCTGATATTGAATTCTAATGACAACTATAACAGAAGACGGCGGACGTACAAACATTTACGCAAAAGAACCACCAATGACAATCATGGACATCACTGAAACTCACAATGAAAAAGCTGAAAAACTTAATGGGCGCCTGGCTATGCTAGGCGTCATGGCTGCGCTTGGTGCGTACGCCATTACTGGTCAAATTATCCCCGGAGTATGGTAATGCCTTACGGTAAAGGAACTTATGGTACAAAAAAAGGTCGTCCCCCTAAAAAGGGAGCCAAAAAATAATGGCTAAGAAAGGTCTTTATGCAAACATCCATGCTAAACGCAATCGTATTGCTGGTGGTAGTGGTGAAAAAATGAGGAAGCCTGGGTCTAAAGGCGCACCTACGGCTGCTAATTTTAAACGTTCAGCTAAAACTGCAAAGAAAAAATGAGTACAGCATTGAGTGCCAGCGCGGCCGCTGCAAAACTGGCCGCTAAAAAATCCGATAGAAAGGCCAAAAGAAAGCACGAAAAAGAAAAAGAAGCTGCAAGAACTGGACGAAAAATGGTCCGTGTAGCTGATAGAAAAGCAGATCGAGAAGAAAGGCGTACTGCTCGACGGGCTGCAGCAAAAAAAATTCGTGAAGCAGGCGGATCAAAATCCGAACGTAAGGCGGCTAAATCAGCTGCTGCCAAACTTACCCGTAAAAAACAAGGACGCTAACTTAACTAAACACTAATTATTACTAACAAATTATGAAATCTATTATCGCTGCCGGTCTCCTCCTCAGTTTTGGCTCAGCCGCCATTGCTGGTCCCTATGTGAACGTCGAGTCAAACTCTGCTACTGCTGGGTCTGATTATATCGGCTCTGTTATTGACAACCATATTGGTTATGAAGGATCAAACTGGTATATCCAGGGAGGTCC